ACTGATAGAAGTGTGACTTCTGGCGGGCACTCTAGTACGCTCTATGCTACAAGCAAAGAAGAGTTAGACACTATGATAAGTAAGATAAAACAGAACCCACAATTTAAAGTACACACTAAAGCTGAATCTGAAGCTTACTTTAAGAGTAGAGGACAATGGGATTATGAGCAGACTATATCTAGCAACTATATAGATACAGCTGCAAAGAGAGCTGGTGTGAGCTCACCTTTCCTAGTAGCTACTGACCCTAATAAGATAACAAGTAACTTTTTACATTGGCATATGCAGCGAGAGACTGGATTAGTAAGAGAGGCTGTGTCTGCTAAGTATGAAGTACCTTTTGAAGAGTTAAATAGATTAGGAGAGAATGCTACTAATGTATCAACTTCTAGATTTGGCGCGGCTGCTATAGAAGAGCTAGCCCAAGGAGCAGTTAAAAATCCTTTTAAAGGCTATATAAGAACTACCTTAGCTATTAAGCCTACTGAGGATTATCCTTGGCTATCTACTCCTAATAAGCTAGCTGAGGCTTCATTCACTGCTATGTATAAGAAGATAGGTAGTGCTATGACTGGTCTTAAGCAAGGAGCAGATGTAGAAGAAATAGATAAATTACTTAAGCAGTATGGATATAAAGGCGCTCACTATGATGAGAGTATGAATATCTTTGCTAACTCTAAAGCTGACAGTAGGTTACTATCTAAGACAGTGCAGACAGTTAATAGCTTACTTGCTACTACTCTTTTAAGATGGGATGCTCTTAATGCAGCTAATAATGCTATATCAGCTAATGTGTTACTTGGGGCTGAGACTGCTGCTGTTATAAAAGGTATAGAAAATGGTGACGCTAAAGCAGCTGGAGCTTTAGCAGAGTTAGCTAAGATAAGAGTCCCAGGAACTGACAAGCTAGTGTTTGCACCTGAGAAAGTAATCGGGCGCGCAATGGCTAACTTCAGTAGAGATAATCCTAACTTTAAATTCTACCAAGATAATGGCTTTATAACTTCTTTATCTAGACAGTACTCAGATACTATAGATGACTTAACTTTTAAGGGAGACTTAACAAAATGGTCAGCTAAGGTAAAAGAGCGCCATGCTAAACTAAAATCTGCAGGTAATATAGGTGAGGTAATTACAGGTAATAAGCTAGCTGAGGAGTTTAATAGATTTGTTGCAGCTGATGTTATGAAACAGCTTACTGATATAGCTATAGAGCATGACCTAATGACAGCTAGAGAGCAGCTAACTTATATAAATACCTTTGTTAATAGAACTCAAGGTAACTACTTAGCAGCTCAAAGACCTATGATGTTTCATGGACCTCTAGGTCAGGCAGTAGGTTTATTCCAAACCTACCAATTCAATCTTATGCACCAACTTCTTAGACACGTAGGTGAAGGACATGCTAAGGATGCTATGACTCTGCTAGCTCTGCAAGGAACTATACATGGTATGAATGGCTTACCAGCTTTCAATGCTATTAATACTCACATAATAGGTAATGCCTCTGGTAACAAAGAGCATACTGATGCTTATACTGAGCTATATGGTACAGTAGGTAAAGAGGCAGGTGACTGGCTTATGTATGGTATGGCATCTAATGCTTTAGGCTTAATAAACCATAACCTTAAAGTTAATCTATATACTCGTGGTGATATAAACCCTAGACAGATTACTGTTATTCCTCTTAATCCAGCTAATGTGCCAGCTATCTCAGCTACGGCTAAAGTGATAGGGAATATATTTGATACTGTAGGTAAGCTAGCTAATGGGGCTGATATAAGTACAGCCTTATTACAAGGTATAGAGCATAATGGATTAAGCAGACCCCTAGCTGGTTTAGCTCAAGCTATAGAAGGAATGAATAATCCTTATCAGGCATCTTATAGTACAAGCAATAAAGGTAATGTAATAGCAGCTAATGACTTCTTATCACTTACCAATGTGGCTAGGATACTAGGAGGCAAGCCTTTAGATGAGGCTATAGCTATTGATGCTACTTATAGGATTAATGCTTATGCGCTTAAAGACTCTGCTAAGAGGTCTGCTCTTGGGCAGTCTATTAAGACTACTCTTATTGCTGGGCAAGAGACTACTCCAGACCAGATAGAAAACTTTGCTGAGGAATATGCTAAATATGGCGGGAAACAAAAAGAGTTTGCTAGATATATGGGAGGCTTATATAAGTCAGCTAATCTTAGCCAAGCTAATAAGTTAAGGGAGCAGTTAGATTCTCCTTTCTCAAGGAGTATGCAGGTAATTATGGGAGGTAAGGAGTTGAATGATTTCTACTCAACTCCTTTAGACTCTACTAAAGACTCTACTAAAGACTCTACTAAAGACTCTACTAAGAGATAAGGGAGATAAGGGGGGTAGGTAACTTACTCCTTATCTGTTGTTTTATTTCTCAAGGCTATCTCTCTATTTATATAGAAGATAGCCTTTCTCATATCTTCTACAGCTGCATGTTTAAGGTCTGCCCTCCATATATACTTAAAAGCATTGCCTAGATTAAAGCCCATATGCTCTGTTATTTGTATACACTCTACGCCTGATGGGTGGCTAGTATAATGAGCTGGGTGGTTTACATTATCGGCGGTATTAGCTACAGTATTACGTATAGGCATAGGCACAGAGTTTGCTTTTACTTTAGGCTTCATTAGTATCTACCTCATTAGCTTTATCTGCCCTAGCTTGTGCTTGCTCATTAGAGAAAGTACCTGAGCTATATCTTGCATTCTTAGCTGTAAGTAGCTTATCTGTATTGGTTCTTAAAGTATGCAATCTATTTATATCAAGCTGCTGTCTTAGCCCCTCTAGATAAAACTCTATATCCCCAAGCTCCTCTATAACATTCTCTCTGTCAAGAGGCTTCTCATATATTACGTGCTTCTTAATTGCATCTAATAACTCACCTGATTCACCACTTACTCCTATAGCCATATGCATTAAGTTAGCTCTAGCTGGAGTAAGTGAAGCTATTATATCGTCCCCTGACTTTACTAAAGCTCTTACCATATTCTTGTGATTAATTTCTGTTTTCATTTTACATACCTTCTTTTAGTTTAGCCTAGGCTAGTTTAGTGTAATAGGTTACTCGTGTCACTGGATAGGAGGATACCTGAAGAACAGCCTAATCTAGTATCCACCATTCTTTTTGTAAGCTGGGGATAAAGTACCTCTAAGTCGTCTTCACTATATAAGCCATCCATAACTACATTACAATATGCTGCTATCTCAGCTAAAGCATCTGCCCAATCTAACTCACCATCTACTTTTGCTAACTGAGATAACTGGTCTAGCAAAACTGGGTGCTTAGTACACTCTTGTATTAGTCTTACTCTTCTCTCAGAAAGATAAGCTAACTTTACCTTAGATTGATTCTTTGGTCTAAACTCTTTCTTACTCATAAGAATAAACTCCCTTCTTTAACAAGCCCACATACAAACTCAGCTTGCATATAAGCATCCCCTAAAGCTGTATGAGCTGTATACTTTGGTAGCTCTGCTAGCTCTTCTCTAGCTTTCTTAGCTTTCTTAGCCTTATCTGTAACTGGGAAGCTAGAGTCAAGGCAAGGGTATAAAGACTTAAGAGTCCTATAGCATCTTGTGTTTCTATAAGCCCAAGGTAACTTAATATCTGCTAGCTTGTAAGCTGTAGCTAGTATAGGTAAATCAAAGTCTGCTCCATTACTCCATACTTTGATATGCTTAGAGTCTTTACCTAGCCAATTGGATAAGGAAACTAAGGCTGCTGAGATGCTTACTTTAGATTCTGTAAGAGCTAACCTTGCAGCTTCACTCTGAACTAGCCACCAATAAACTGTAGCTCCATCTACTCTTAGACCTAAGTCTATACTAGATTGTAAGCTCACATTGACAGAGAAAGCCTCCCTTACCTCCCCCATAGTATTAAACTTAACTGCCCCTATAGAAATTATAGCTGCGTCACTAGCTGTACTCATAGTTTCTATATCAATCATAACTTGTGTACTCTCTATGCTTCCTATACTATTAAAATCAGTCATACCATATCTCTCTCTTCTGTTGTAAGTAAACTCCAATCTATAGCACCTGCTACACCCTCTGATTTAACTTTCCTCATTGGTAAGTAACCTGCACCATCTACTACCTGTATCTTTTCTGCTAGCTGTAAGTTAGCTATTATCTCTACTAGCTGGTTCCTATTATCTAGGTCAGCTACTACTACTTTCCATAAAGACTTAAAGCTCATAGGTTTATGAGTAAAGTCTAATGCTGCCATAAGCTTCTGAGCTACTTCACTTGTCTTAGATTTACCAAACTCACCTAGTGCTTTAGGCATTAGATGCTCAGTAAATGTAAGTAGCGTAGAAGCTGATAGTATATCCTCCTTATTTAATACCATAGATAACCTGCCCGCTGCATTTAGCATAGCAAGTTTAAGTAAGTGTATAAGCCTCCTGTTTTCATAAGAGTCAAACCTAGCATCGCCCATACCTTCCCAGTTATGATATATATTATCTAGTAACTTATAGGCTTCAGGGCTTATAGTAACCTTACCTCTTATAGTTAGCTTAATCTCTTTTAGCTTATCTATGAGAGCTTGCTCTAAGAGCAAATCTGGGTCTGGAGGTATTGTATATAATCTACCTCTAGGCTCAGCATATATAAAGATAGTCCTAGAAAAGAAGCCTTGCTCTAAAGCTTCTGGTGGGAATAACTTATTAAAGCCTACAAAAGTATTACCTCCAAGTAAGTTTATAGTTGGGTCTGGTATAAACACACTCTTACTAGACTTAAGCTTATAGTCAAAGACTCCTTCATAATCCCACAAGTCACCTAAGATAGACATGAAGTCTAAGTTACCTGTACCTATAAAGTTATTAACCTCATCTGCAGCTATAAAAGAATTTGCTGCTGGTCTGCCTGAGTATAAGTCTATCTCTTCTAAGTTATCGTCACCAAATAAGTTTTGGTCTAGTATACCAAAAGTATCCTCTTCTAAACTACCTCCTGAAGCCCTAGCTGCCAGTCTCTCTGCCTGTTCAGCTAAGTCTGTAAGATACTTCTCTTGCCTAGTTTTTCTTGCGGCAAAGGTTTTGTACCCAGACTTTTTTAGTACCTTAACTCCTATTTTAATTGCAGTGGATTTCTTAGTGCCTGCTAAGCCTACTAGCATAACATACATATTAGTATGTACTGTAGTGTGACCAAAGGGCAAGTATATCTCTCTACCTAACCAAGCTGCTAAAGAAGTAAGACCACACCACCTATGG